CATGCCGTAGCCCCTTCTTGATATTTTTCAAACCAGAACACAACTGGGTCAGATTTCATTTCAACCAATCCCATACGAACCAGCGCTTTGCCTTTCCCGGACGCAAGGAATTCACGACGACCATCACTGATAATTCGCCGATAATCTTCCAGACTACTGCAATGCTTGTGCAGATTGCATGGGTGGCATGCCGGAACCATGTTGGATATATCGTCACGTTCCTGGTGAAGCATATTTCCATCAAAACGAATGACCGGTTTTACATGGTCTGCATGCCACTTTTCGCCAAGTTCGCAGCCGCAATAAGCACAGCGACCGCCGAACTTCATGCGCAGCTCTGCACGTTGTTTTTTCGTCAGTGCCATATCAGCTTTCCTTATACGGATTAATTTTATTGTGCAGTGTGCTGAACGACGCCCACACCACGTCGTTATACAATTCAATAACTGGCTCAATTATTTTCACGATAAACCAGACCAGTAATAGCGGGGGTATCGGTATCATCAACACGATAAATATAATGAGAAACAAAAATTCTGTCGCTCTACTTTTTCTCGGATATTCTTTTCTGAATAATGTAGTCATTTCTTACCGCCCTTTCAGGCGGCCTCCTGACATTAATCGTTGTGGTAACTCATGGCTTCATTTGCAACATCAACCGGATCAACCTCCCACCAGCAATAATTTGGTGCGTTTCCTTCAGGTGTCCACGGTTCTAATTCATTTTTTGCCGCATTCTCATCGCCAGTAATTTTAAAAATCTGCTCAGAGAATTTTCTTGCCCACTCGTTATATTTTTCCGCATTAATGGCTTTCTGTGTATTTAACATAAATACACCTCCAGTTAAGGATTAGATTTTATTTACAGCGCTAAATTTATTTATTCAGTTCTGGATTTTGTCGCCCTGCGTATCCGCGCTTTCGCGTTACGTTCAATCTGAATTAACTTTTCTATATTTTTCCGCCTTTCCTGTTCCTCCTGGCGCAATAGCCTTACATCATCTGCCAGTCTGGTTTCTCTTTTCGCCACAGAGAGCATCCAGTCAAACGGCTCCACAACCGCACCGCAGATTTTACAGCGGACCTAGCGCTCTTTTTCGTCAACCCGAACAGAGGCGTGATGACAATATGGTCTTTCCGATGGCTCATAAAGAAAATTAACCTGATTACGAGGGTCATCCTCTTTTACCGGAAATAAAACGATATTGCTTAACTCATCCTCTGGTTTTATTTCCATGCTCCTCTCCTTTGATGCGAATGCCAGAGACGCGTAATGCGTGTTCTAGGTCAATCAGGTAAAGCCAACTGCCATTTTCTTTAGGTATCATGACATGTCGCTCATCTGCATTTATCGGGTGTCCATATCGAAGGTCGTAGCGAGTCGGTAATTGAACTTCCCGCGCTTCCAGTTCAGCAATACGCTTGCTCCCATCAGAGATAACGCCTTCGTAATACTCACGCTGCTCTTTGAGTTGTGATTTTGCTTCTTCCAGTCCATCCAGCAAATCAGCGATAATATCCGCTTCCCGATGACGGATGTGACGCTTAAACGCAGCAAGAGCCGCATCACAATCCCGTTCAGCATTTGGGCTGTCCGGGATAGCCTGATACCACGCCAGCGTCGACTGATAGTTTTGTGCTGCCTCACGAAGCGCCTCATAGTTAACCTCTCTCATTGAGCCACCTCCTGATAAATCACTGCATGCCCCAGTTTCTCCGCCAGTGCCAGCTCTGCCTTAGCGCCCGCTGACCGCTGACCGCTGCCAGCCATTCAGCATGTAAATCGCATCCACACAACGAATCATTGCCATGCAAATATCCATGTAGTGCGGCTGTGTCAGCCCGTCCGGAAGTACTGCCGGGTTTAAGACGGTATGCCCTTCCCGTTTCAGTTCCTCTTCCGCCTTGTGAAACGCCTCACGGTTGAAATTTTCATATCCCGTCATTGGACCGGCAATATAAACTCTGACCCTCACTCCATCACCTCCTGAAAGTTTCCCCGATAGAACGCCAGCACACGCTGCATAACTTCGCTCTGGCGGCACTCACGACAAATTATGTTCTGCCGTCTGTTGTAACGACGTATTTCTCCGTCAGGTAACTTTCGAATCAGTGTCGGGTCAGCAGCCTTCTCCGGTGTCTTACGCCATACGCGATACGCCTGCTCTGATGGAAATACCCCGCAACCAGAGAGCCAGACATCACCACTGGCCGCAAGCGCACCAGATAAACGACGAATAGCGGTCTTACTGACACCCGTTTTATCTGCCAGTTGTCGAAAAGTTTCTCGTCCGCTCAGGCGCACGAATTCCACAATGCGCGCCTTCACTTCTTCCCGCTCTTCTGGTGTAAATACTTTTGCCATAAGCGCCTCCGGCAATCACTTTTCCGATACAACATGGCGGGAAGAATCAGTAATCTGTCGAACAATATCCCGGTGCTTGTTCAGCTCCCGCAGAGCGGCGCAGACTCGCTCCCACTTCTGAACATCACTTTTCGCCCTGCGCAGCGCCAGGTTTGCCCTGCGAAGGGACGGAAAAATCAGCTCATCTGCTTGCGTTTCGGTAAACGATAGCAACGGCTGCACAATGTCCGCCACAGTTTCTGTTTTAATTTCTTCCTGTGTTGCGGCTTCCCGGACTGGTAACGCAGCACCTGCTGGCTGAGGAAAGGCCTTACCATCACTTTCCGTTACCAGCGCGGCTTTCGGCTCTGCTGGTAAATTATCGCCCGGCATGCAGTAACGAAATTTACCGTTCTGATTAACGCGTGCCAGCTGCCCCGTTGCGGTTACCACCGCCAGCGTGGAGGCAACCTTGCGAGTACTGACGCCGAACTTACCCGCCAGTTCCTCACACGTTTTAGCACCATCCTGACCGATAAACTCAATCATCATGTCTGCGGTAACTTTTTGTTCGACCTCCCCGGTCAGCATATCCTGTGCTTCAGATTTTACTGGCCGCTCTTCGGTTACCCGGGATTCACCTTCGCCAGCCAGAAACCAGGTGTGACCAGTTTTATCAACGACGCCATTTCTTTTGAGTTCCCACAGCTCGTTGAGAACCTCTTCACGACTGATATCAAGTCGCGCGGCCAGTTCTACCGATGTGGCTTTTCCCATTGCTTTCAGTGCGTCAAATACAGTTTCCATTAAAACGTCCTCCAACAAAAATTACTTCACAACCCTCTGATTGCTGACATTTGGACGCCAGCTATCCCAGTTAAACGTCACCCATCGACCACCGTTCATGGTCATGCGGTCCATAATCCTCTCACCAAGAAGCGTACTCATTGCGGCATGATTCAGGTTTGTTAACATCCCGACACTGCACAGTGATGCTGTCCGGCGATCAATTATCTGGTGCAATACCACCTGCTCATTTTTCGTCTCCCGCTGAACGCCTATTTCATCCAGGACCAGCAAATCAACCCCGCAAAACTCCTGTAAAAATTTTTCCCCGGATTTGCCGTTGTCGTAGCTGTCATGCAACACGCTCATGACGTCAGACACGGTGACGATAATCACGCTGCGCCCCTTCACCATCAGCCGGTTGCCCATCGCCGCTGCAAGGTGATTTTTCCCGGTGCCGGTTTTACCGCTGAACACAAAATTCGTGCACCCGGTCATCAGTTCGTCAGCTATGGATTTGGCCTGGCTCAGCGCGTATTTTTGCCCGTCGTTCTGCACCTGATAATTTGCAAACGAGCATTTGCTGTGCAGAGGCTGGATGCCCGAACGATTCAGGATTTTTTCCACCCGCAACTGGCGATTCTGGCGGTTAATCTCCTCGCTGCGTTTTCGTCCTTCAGCAAGTTGCCATTCCCGCCACTCCTCCACCGTCCGGTACGGTGGAACCGCCCCCTGTGGTGCAAGTCTGCGAATACGTTCAAGAACCCCAACTGCCGCAATGTTTTTCATGACACGTCACCCCCTGAATCCCGGCGGTATTTCAGTGTCCGGTTCAGAAATATGATTCACACAACGCTGGTTGTTCGTGCCGCTTACCGGGAGCAACCAGGGGTTTTCAAAATTCCGGTCCGGCCCAAAAAACGTCGTCGCTCGCTGAACAAATTCCGTTCCCGCTTTCCCGGTCGCCGCCAGGTATCTTGCGTAACGCCTCACACCATCCAGCATGGTCTCTGGTGGCACCCCCTCGCGCAATCTGGCCTTCCAGGCACTGAAAGCGGATTTCTTCGGGTTTGCCCCGGCACGCAACGGGTATTCCCGCCAGACCTGTTCGAACACATCCGGATAATCCACTCGTCCCACAGGCTGCCCGGTGTTTTCCGGGGCTACCCGATCGGCTTCCCGCTGAATGGCGGAATCGGCTTCAGGCTGCTGCAGTTGGAGTGATTGCTCCGGCCTTGCGGTCATCACCTGCTGCACAGCGCCCGAATCGGCTTCCGGTGTCGTGCCTGCTGGCTGACCAGGATTGACGGTCTGAACATCCCCTGCCTGGTTCGTGGCGTTTTTTACGCCATGGACCATAGTGTTTTGATCTTCTTGATCTGTATCTTTATCTGTATCTTTATCTGTATCTTTATCTGTCGTGACTCGTCGTGACATGTGCGTGACATTTCGTGACGCGCCGTGACAATCGCCATTTTGTTCCCGCTTTCTTTCCCTCTCTCGCTGCGCCCTCTTGCGCTCTGCAGGAGATTTTGCGGTTTGCGAAATATTGCCGTTGTCCTCTTTAAGCACCTGGCGTTTTTCCCATCCAGTGATTAAATCACCATCAAGTACCCGCCCCTGCATCGTCTGCAAAATTGAATCAATTACCTCTTCTGTCACGTCGAGCGCACTTGCCAAATCTTCTGTCGTGACATCAATGTGACCTCGCGTGACATTTCGTGACGCGCTCACCAGGAGGTGGATATACACTGCCATCACTGTTGCAATTGGCTGCCCTGACACCCTGGCAATTGTTCGCCACTTAGGGTCATTCGGCATGTCATGCCATAATCTGAGCCAGGCGTTAGCCATACTCACCTCTTCTGATACCGAATCTTTTTACTCACGAGTTGCCGGAAGCGATTCGATATGGCTATTGTCAGTCAATGTACTGCCACAGCATTTCCTGCCGGGCCACCACTGTTCATCTGATTGAAACCGGCGATTGCCACTGCGACAAAATCATCAGCGTCTCTCACCAGTCGCTCCCGCGTCTCCACCAGCTCCCGAAAATAAGCTGAACTGTGGCTGCGCATTCTGGCCACCAGCAAAGGTGGCATTGCCTTTTCGATCGCTGGTAACAACGCCTGAATTTTTTCAACTGCATCAGGGGT